ACTGCCAAAACCCCAATCAGGCTTACGCTGCTAGGCGAAGATCCTGATAGTAAGTGTCATCGTTTGCACTTAGTTTAATTGCTTCTTCGACCAGGTGTTCGCCCAATCCTTGCGGTCTTTCGCCTTGACCGATTCTCCACGAAACCTACACAATTGCCTGTCGAACCTAGACATCCCCATCAGAAGCATATTCTGTCGCCGTTTTTGCTACGCTGGTAACGACCAAGACCTTAAAGAATATGCTTATGGTGGAGATGGGCAGAATCGAACTGCCGTCCAAACAACCTTCAATTTCGCTTCAACGAATAATGCTGGAGCATCAACGAGGTGCAGACTCTCCGCTCCGTTACTTTTCTGCACTGCATTATTTATTATTTCTTAGGTGCTGCCTTCTTCTTAGCAGGAGCAACCTTCTTTTTTGGTGCTGCCTTAGTCTTAGGAGCAGCGACCTTCTTCTTAGCAGGTGCCTTCTTTACAGCAGGTGCCTTCTTGGTGACACTTTTCTTAACTGCTTTAGCAGGTTCCTTATCTTCAACAACCACTTCGGTCTTTTCAGTTTCAGTTACTGTCATCTTTTCGGTTGTTTCGTTTGCCCAATCACGGACTTCCTTAGCAAATTCTTCACGAGCATCCTTTTCTTCGTTAGAAGAAACAGACTTCATATCATTACGAAGTGCCCACAGAATAGCAATAACAGCAACTACAATAATTGCAATCAAAAGTTCCATACCCATTTCATTCTCCTAGAGTATCAATCAAACAAATATTATATAAACAATCTTAACCAAAGTCAAGTTCTAATTGTGGATTTTCTCCATAAAGAATTTCCACCAGTTCTGGTTCAAAAAAGTTTGGTCCTTTCAGAACCTTACCATCTTCTCTATATATTGGTTTTCCATCAGCACCCAACTTGCTCATGTTAGAAGCATGTACTTCATGGAAGCAAGTATCCAACTGAATACCAAATGCATGACCAGCACCATATACAACATAGAGAAGATCGGTCAATGCATCAGCAACCTCTACCAGATTATTCTGATTGATTGCATCCTTCAATTCATTCAATTCTTCAGCGATCAAATCAACACGAAGAACCTGAACATCATTACTTGGGAATTCTGCTTTGGTCTTTACTTCTTGACCAAATGCATTCATAAACTCACCAACCATTTCAAAGTTTGTTTTTTCTATTTCCATAATGTAATTCTCCACTCAATCCATACTTATCTTTTCTTTCCAAGATTGTACTTGGCAACGAGTTCCCATTCATCCTTCTCCTTATAAGGTAATACCTTAATTTGAGAAAGTGGAGCAACAGGTTCACTGCTTTTGCCAACATCAACCAAATCAACAAGACCCCACTCAGCAAGAAGATTGGCAATCGTATTACGACGTGCAACATCTTCTTCAGCAAAGTTGGAAGGTTTGCCATCCAATGCGAATAGTTCTTTGAAGTGTACAATGTAATATCTCCCTTGTTTATGGAGTATATGACATGACTGATAAATCGTACGATTCTTCTTAGATGCTACGCCAATTCTTGTCAGTGTCTCACGAATTTTTAGGAAGTCGTCTTCGTTTCTGAGGACAACCTCAACCATGTTTTCTGTCATCTCTGCCACCCTTTTGTAATGTAATTTTTATTTGGGTCAATTGTTCAGGTGTTAGGATGGCGAGTGCTTGGCGTGCTTTAGTATCATTGTAACCAAAGTATTCTTTAACGATCAACACATCACCATCATTATCTTTCTTTGACCATTTAGCGAATCGCTTCTTGGGTCTGATGATATTTAGTAAAAAGTCGTATTGTAAAAGATTATCAAGGTGATGGCGTGTGTTCATCTCGTTTGCGTAGAACACCGTGTCGTTATGATACGACAAAGCACGATTGGTTAGGAATGGACTGTATGACTTCTCTGCGATCTTATCGTTGGCAGTGCCACGCATCAAATCCTTTTTGGTTTGATTGATCGAGTTGGTAAAGTCAAACGGATTCACTTTGCTCATAGGTTATTACTCTTTTTCAAGTTATCTTTCCATGGCAACATTTGCAAATTTTCTTTTTGTGATAACTCGTCAGCAGTCATACCAACCACCCAACCATAATGAACTGGTATGATGTGGTCAAGTTGGTATCCATTTTCAACGCCTGCCAATGTTCTTGGATAATCATTTGGGTTTATTTCTTGCTTGTATTCAGTATACACTTTTTCTGTCAATACATCAACCTGTTTTCTAAATCGTTGGTACTCTGGAGTGTCTTCATTCCAGTTTGGATGATCCGCCCCTGAGACATAGTTACCGTTTCTGGATTGTCCTCTCTGTTTTGAGGAGTAACTGGCAATTCTTGGGTCGTCAGAAGTCAACCCTTTGTTCCACGGAGTAGAACCAACAGCATTAGTATTTCCTTTTGCTGAAACAGATTTTTTCTTTCTTGTTTCTGCAGATTCTGGTCCAGTTTTCAATCCTTTGTTCCATGGAGAGGTTCCTTTGTTTGCTTCAGATATTTTTTTCCTCGTTTCCCCAGTTGGGGACATTCTTTGGAATGTTTTTCTTCCAGGAATAAATCCATTTCCAGGGCAATCAATAGACCGTTTATTGATGACACCATTATTCCACCACTTTGCGTTTTTTTGCACCATAGAATTTCTCCTTTATTCTATTTATACAAGTCTGCTTTTGTGGCGATTATTTGAACTCAGCGGAAACCATAATTTCAGTTAGCATTGCGGTAACATTTATTTCTTGGTCGGCGCAAAATGCACTTTTGAATTGGTAATCCGCCAAAATTACTACCACTTCTGGCACACTTGATGGGACCAAAAGGTCATGCAACGATTCGTAGAACTTACGAAAGAATGGTGCAACATCACCATCAATATTCTGTCCAACCCATTTACGAACGGCAGTAAACTCTTTGTTCTTCAACGCATCAAACAATGTCTTCAGATTTGCGTCAGACTGCGAAACAAGAATACCAGAGTCGATCCGACCAGTAACGCTGTAACGCTGAAGCTCGTTAAGAATGCGACGATTATCAGGAAAATGTTTAGTGATGAGTTCAGCAACAACCTTCTGTTCATATTCAATCCCTTCCTTCTCTAGAATCTTTTCAACTCTTTTGAAGAACTGTCCTGCCAACTTTGGTTTGTCGGCGTTCCGCAACTTGAATTCGACAACGGAGCATCGAGAGTGAAGAGGTGCGATGATTTTATTAACAAAATTGCAAGTAAGTATAAAACCACAATTAGCAGAATACTCTTCCATAAAATTTCGAAGAGCAGGTTGAACAGTTTCTGCATTAAGGTAATCAGCCTCGTCAAGAATAACATACTTACGACCTCCAGAAAGCGACATACTGGAAGCAAAGTTTTTGATCTTAGTGCGCAGTGTGTCGATAAGACGACCTTCGTCTGAACCATTGATTACAATATAGTCTGCTCCGATTTGATCCAACATTGCTTTAGCAACAGTTGTCTTACCGATTCCAGCAGAACCAGTGAGCAGTAGATTAGGGATGTTTCCATTGTCAACGAATGTCTGAAATGTTTTCTTTAGATCATCAGGGAGAATCGTATCCTCAATGGTATGAGGACGATACTTCTCAACCCATAAAAATTCTTCACGCATAATATAAAACCTCACAATTATAAATAGTTGTGTACCACGGGACGGCAATCCCTGTACACTCTAACACTTTCACGGAGTATCAGCATGTCTATTTATCGTCAAAACCTCATTAACTATTGGCGTCAATGGTATCCTGAATGGGAAATTCCCAAAGGATTCCATGTACATCATATTATACCTCAATCCTGTGGCGGAAGCAACCACCCTTCTAATTTAATTGCTCTGCATCCAGATGATCATGTTGCTATTCATAAGAATAGGGGTGATAGATTTGCTGGGAACATTATCAGCACTATCGGCAGAACGCTTACAGAAGAAACCAAAAGAAAGATGTCCGAAGCAAAGAAGGGAAAGAAACGCACAGAAGAAACCAAAAGAAAAATATCAAACGCACACAAAGGAAAGAAGTTTTCTTCCGAACATAAAAAGAAAATTTCTGATGCTGGGAAAAAACGGAACCATTCTAAGGAAACCAAACAGAAAATGTCTGCATCTAAAATAGGATCAACCCTTTCAGATAATCATAAAAAGAGAATATCAGATTCGCATATTGGGTTGAAACATTCAGAAAAAACCAAACAAAAAATGTCTAGGGCGAGGAAAGGAATCCCTCGCCCTAAATTTGCATGTCGCATATCAGATAGAAAAGAATTTGATGCGACAACTTGGTCAAGATACAACTAAGGATTGATTGTTTCGTAAAGTGCCTCTAAATCTTCATTCTCCATCTTCACCTGCTGAAGATTTTGCTTATGATAGATTCGTGCCATCTTACTTACATATTTCTTTGGAACATCCGTTTCATCTTGAACAACTTGAAGAATGTCTTTGATATGATCCTTCTCTGCATCAATACGAGTCATGGAGTCAGAGATTTGATGCAGTGCTTCACGGATCTTCTTCTGTGTATTTGGATCACTCGGAATTGCGATATTAGCCATTGTACTTAGATCCTGTTTCGGTTGCAACCCAGTACTCAACAGTATCACCCTTGAAGTGAGAGATACCACGCTGAGAAATCTTCACATCATAGTCCTGCGCCATAAACTTCAGATTCTCTACCTTGAATACAAAGTCAAACTCAGCAGAGGCAGACATACGCAGATCATGCGAGAACTCATTAGAGGTAGGATTCTTGGTATCGGTAGCAACCAGATGTACATGACCAGTCTTACCACGAATTACAACTTCAGGCAACGCCAACTGATTGGCAGCATTTACAACCTTCTTTAGATCAGCATGAAGCAAACGGAAATGTACTTCGGTGCTTGGCAGTTCCAGATTCTTTTCTGGTGGTTGAGTAACCATAGAAGGATCAGTGTAAGTATAACGAGAGGAGTTGTTACCTTCGCTGATTGTTACTGCCTTTTCAGCAAAGTCATATTCGCCATCTTCGAACAGACTAGCAAGACCGAGGAACTGATTCAGTTCATAGACCGCAAATGCCTGTGGGAAAGATTCACTAACAACTGCCTGTGCCAGAATATTCTTCTGCTCAGATACAGTGCGCAGTACATTACCTGCCTTCACTGAGATCGACGGATTAATCGTCGAAAAGTTCTTCAAAATATCAAAAGTTTGATCACTGATTTTCATTATCTACTTCCTTTGTGTTTTCAAGATCATGAATATAAAGAGCAATTATAGCATAGTGGAGTGTTTTAAGCAAGTCTTTTCTTGCGTCATCGGCAGATCCTTTCTTACCATACCGCTGAGCATACTTCAAAACATTACCCAAAGCGAAACCCATACCATGTCCACTGTCAATTACAAACTCAGTTGTTTGAAATTTGTTTCGACTGTAATGACCACCATAAGTTGAATCAATATAGTCCATCAATTCCTGCACTAAGGCAGGTTCATTATATTTAAATTCCATATCACTTCTTCATCTTAGCAATTTGATTTGGATCTGCTGTAGCAGTAGCACCAACTGCTGCTAGGTCAGCAAGAGAACCACCGAAAGTATAAGAACCAGTATGCTGGAGTTTCATCCATGGTGCCATCCAAGTTTCAACACCAATCTCACGCATCCACTGACAGAACATATAGTCCTCAGACAGATAACGCTTAGACTTCTCATCAATCAGTGCCTGAAAGTACATATGAATCTCACGAGTACCATCAAAGTGCTTCGTGCGTACATGATCAGGCAGATAAGAATACTCAGGATATGCCTTGTTAAACTTCTCAAAGGCAGAGCGAGCAATCATCATAAACCCAGTGCCACCTTCAAGTACACTAACTGGTTCATCAATACGAATCTCTTTCTGACCATCAGCAGGATTGAATACAAAGTCACCAACAAAGCGATCCAGTACAGAAGGATCTTCGTCAGCAAAACCTTTATCGACTGCTCGTTTGATCTTTTCCCAAGCAATGGTTTTCTTAGGATATGGACCACACATAATTTCTTTTGGATTCTCTTCTTCAGGATCCATCAGAGCAGCGAGAGTCAGAACATCATTCGGATCAAACCCAATGTCACTATCAATGAACATCAGATGCGTATAATCAGAACGCATGAATTCATCCACGCAGTAGTTGCGAGCACGAGTAATCAGTGATTCATTAAACAGATAGAAGAACTTACAATCCATTTCATAATGGGTGGTAAGTTTGGCGAGGTCGGCAGTACTCTTAGTGTACATGCCATGACAGTTGCCACCATACATTGGGGTGGCAACAAAGATCTTGCGCTTACGCAGATCGGAAAGATCAATCGTTAGTTCCATAATAACTCCATGTTATAGTTCAAATACAATTATATACTCAATGGAGTATTTAGTCAACTTAAATCAAAAATTCGCCAAGTTTCTAACGGATCTGCAAAATTATCATACCGATTCTGTGCATAGGGATTGTTCAGAATCATACCCATTGCACCACCAATCTCATTATAGACTTCTTGCTTTGCTGCTGCAATCATCTCATCAACTTGTTCTTTTGTATATACTGCCCAATCGTTCATTCGAATTCCTTTGTAATTGTATCACCCATCTGTTCTGCTTTCTTTTTGAAGGCATTGTCGAAAGTCTTTGCTTCTAGATCTTCAGGCAGGTGGCGTTCTTCCCATTCTTTCTGATCAGCAAGTTCTTTTTGATTCATAGATTCATCATACTCATAACCGATATGTTGACCTTCTTTGAAATGATACCCAACTGCCTTTAGGAAGTATTCAAACTCTTCAACAAGTTCGTCCATCGACATATCAGGAGTCGGAATAGAGAATACAACCTTGCGTGGACGACCGCCAAACTCATCACCCTTGTACACATACTCAAACTGAATGTGACCGTACTTACTTTCGTCTTCCATTTTCTAATTCCTCAATTCTATCGGATGCTTCTTCTAATAGGTCTGCGATACGGTCTGGAGCACCTTCTTGCACACTTTTACGATCTTTGATGTTACGTCGAATTTCTGCTCTTTTGCGTAGTCTAAACACTAGACTTTGTTCGCTTACTGGTAAATGGCTTTCGTCTTCCATCACACACCATCCTTATGCAGTTGTTCAATCTTTTCCATCACAGCAGCAAGATCCGCCATGTCTTTCGCAGACATAATCTGTTTGATCTCAACATCCAACGATACCTCATCGAATGCTTTAATCGTACCAAGTACAATATCAGATTCGTCATCATAGATCTGAAACTCGGTTGGGAAAACTTTAAGTGCCATTATTCGATTCCGAAATGTTTGTTTATAGCAACAACAGGATGGTCACAGTTATACTCAAACCCATCTTCAAACCTAACACGATAGGTCGACAAAATGTCAACACATTCCTGCACGATCAACTTAGCAAACTTCTCTTCATCAAAACTTGAGTAGGCAAAGTCTAAAGGATAACTTCTGTAGTACATTCCAGCCTGTTCAGCAAGTTCTTTGATTCGTTTGTTCATTGTTATTCCTTATTTCATCAAGTAATGCATCAATGCATCGTGCAGATCTGGTTCACCACCAAAGAAAATAATCAGCAACACAATTCCAATTATGAGAGCAGCATCAGCCATGTTATTCCTTATAAGCAACCAGTGCTTGGAGTGCTTCCCACTGACCGTATGTCAATGAAAATAATTGGTAGTGCTTGGAAACAACGGTTGATACATCAAACCCTTCTCCGTTTCCCCACTCAGTGACTTCAATATAATCACCTTCATCAGCAAAGACATCATATGGTTTCAGTTCTGCGAACTTTGCCTTTCGTTGTTTGATTTCAATACTCATTTATCTATCTCCGTGTTCTTTTGTTTCAGTTTGGCTTCGATGGCTTCTGCAAATTCAAGGATTTCGTTGGGGGATAAAAACATCTGACGACCATCCCACGGATCTCCACCAAAAATACTGTGTCCAGTAACACGCTCCCACTCGAATGCAACCTCATCGTCGTCCGTCAACCCTACCCATTCACGCTTTGGCAGTGCGGTGTAGAGTGGCGTGTCGTCTGGCAAAGGCTCACTCAACCACTCAATACCGCCCATGCCTTTATTTACGATTGCCACAGGATCATGTTCAGTTTGTTCGTTCATTCCTATACCTCCTTGTTTAATTTTTTCTTCAAAATCCCACGCTCTTTTCGTCTGAGGACTTGTTTATTGTAGGCGTTGTATGCAGTACATCCACCTGGATCACCTTGTTTTCCCCAGAGATCATGTCCTGTATGTTTATGCTTTTGATCTTTGTGATGTTTCGTTCGGCTCATTCTTCTACCTCCACCCATTTATCTTCGGATTGGACACGCTTCCAGCTGTCAGTTGTTATCCAGCAGAGTTGACCTTTGTAGTCAATCCAAGCATATAGCTTGATCTTCTTGGTGGTTTTCTTGATGCGATAGTCATAATGTAAAAAGTCAAAGGTTGGGGAACCATTCCAAAACCAATCCAATTCGTCATCATCCCGCAACCGCTGCTCAACCTCACCACCATCAGCGTAATGCTGCATAACCTTGATTGCTTCAAGTGTTTCTTCTCTAGTCATTATTCATCTCCACAAACTCACCGTCCTTTACTTCAAAGGAACGAATCATACCATTCGCACGAACATAGGCACGACCACCATCGATCATATTACCATTCTTCATCATTCTAAAGTCATGACGGTGCTGAGAATAAACCAGATCACCATTCAGGTCTTCGACCATAGCAAAGGTCTGTCCTTCAATGGCATCAGCGTTGGTGATCATTAGTTTGCCACTGAGATCTCCACTGAAATCTGGTTTTGAATACAGACCAAAGTACCGATTACCAAACTCAGGATGAGGAGTTTCACGATAGAAGATGTCCATAGCAAACTCTTCATTGTCCAAAGCAGAGGTGCAGACATACTTGATTGGAACACCATCCTTCTCAGAGTAGTGTTTGATTACAAGGTCACGATCAAAATTTGGATTATGCTGAATGTTCATTCTTCACCTCTGCCAACTTTACCATCTTGCCATCAGCAAACACTGCTTTGTATTCGCTTTCGCAATAATACTTACCTTCATCGTCACGCTCATAATTATAGAAACGAATCACACCATCAAAGTCGGACACAAACTTCCAATCGTGGGAGACTTCTTTGAGATAACCGCCAAACATCGAATCTTCTTCTTCAGTCCATTCATACTTGGTGTCTCTATACCAAAGTTCGTCACCACGAATCTCATAATAATCGAGCATCTGTGCTGGAGTATCTTTGGTCTGATACTCTTTGCCGCCATAGGTGATGTGGTC